GCCTCCCGCGCGCACAGTAGCTTGCGATCCACTGGCGGCTGCTCGTGTTCTGCAATGTAAGCGGCAAAAGCATCTAGGTGGGTAAAGCCACGCTTATTGCGTAGTTCCTGCGCCCTAGCGAAAGCCCAGTCGGGTGGCGTTTGCTTGTCAGTCATAGTCCCCAGTCCTCCTAATCTTGTCGGAATTGCCGACAGAGCCATAGCCGTTGCCGTCGCCGTCGCCGTTGCCGTTGCCGTTGCCGTAGCCGTAGCCGTCGCCGTAGCCGTTGCCGTAGCCGTAGCCGTAGCCGTTGCCGTAGCCGTAGCCGTAGCCGTAGCCGTAGCCGTAGCCGTCGCCGTAGCCGTAGCCATAGCCGTAGCCGTCGCCGTCGCCGTAGCCGACCGGCATGAAGGTGTTGGGGGCCATCACAGCCCCCAGTCCCCCTTGACCGGAACGCAGAAGACTTCCGCACCGGCAGGCATATCAACATCTGCGATGGGGCGCAGGTCGGCCTTGGCCTTCTTCGGATCGGCAATCATGCCCGCGAAGCCGACACTCTCCCACTTGAATACGTGCAGAGCATTGGTCAGCACGATGCGGCTATTCTCGCGGGTCACATCGCCTGCGAAAATCCAGCCGCGATCCACAACGACCACTGCGCGGTTGCCAGCGGGCTTGCTGTTGGCAGGAACGTAGTCAACTCCGTTGATGGTAATCTTGTCAGTCATGGCACTTGCTCCTTTGGTTTGCTTGTCAGTCATAGTCCCCAGTCCTTTTCTGTCAGTTCGATGTCCTCAATGTCGGGTGTCGTGAAGGCGATCCACGCGGCAATGCCCAGAATGCTCAGGACGAACAGCAGTGGTAAGTTGTCACGCATCGACCTTCTCCTTCATCTGCTCGGCCCGCTCCTGGGCGACCTGCCACGCAGGCTTGCCGTTGATCGTGGCACCGCGCCGCCCGGAGGGCTGACGCGGCGCGTAGTACTTCTTGCTGTGTCGCTCGAATGCCATGTCACTCTCCTTGCAACAGGTCTGTCATGCCCAGACGGGTCGCTTCATTGCGGAGCATCTGATACCGGCGACGCGCGCGCTCGAGCTGGTCAGGCAGCACACGCAACCGGTAAGCCAGATACTTGAGCTCTCGCTCGCTCATGCCTGGGTGGGGCGCTCGGCGGGGAACGTCAGCCATGTCGGGATCCATGTCAGTGCTGCATCACAGTCAGCGTTCGACAGCTGTTTCCACACCAGGTTGACCTGCGCACTGCACAGGTCATGCAAAGACGGATCGTCCATAAGTCAGCTCCGTGATGCGCGCCGGATTTGCGCGACGACGTTTTTGGTTGCGCGGTCTGCCTCGATGCTCCTGCCCAAAGGCAGGATGCCGACGAACCGATTGGCGAGGATGATCTTGCGGTGGCGATTGCCCAGCTCGATAGCCCAGGGTTTGCCGGTAGCATCGAGCGCACGCCGGATTGCAGCAGGCAGGCGCTTGGTCATCAGTGCCGTCCCTGCAGCACCTCGGCCACGCGTCCGATGTTGACGTTGAACCGACTGGCCAGCTCTGACTGCGTGATTTCGGGATCATCTTGGAGGGCTTGCCGAATTGCAGCAGCCAGGGCAGGGGTCATGGGCTGCGAGGCATTGGGGCGGCGACCATTGCGCATTCGCTTTTTGCGATAAAGCGCCAGCCCCCGTTGCTCGAGCAGGTCACAGATTAGTTTGGCCCGAGTGCGACTGCACTGCAGGATGGCAGCCAGTTCCACTTCGGGGTGAACGTCATTCATGCGGCGAGCCTTTCTTCCTGTGGTTGGATTGCTTCGAGAAACTCGACTGCTTTGCTGGCCTGGCTGGCTGCCTGCACGATGAACCGCTTGTCGCCGCGCAAGGCTTCGAGCCAGCTGGCGATGTAGTTCACGTGGTCGTTGCGGGTGGTCTGCTCGATCCCGAACTCGGCGCACAGGAAGGCCGCTCCCAGCTCGGCAATCAGCTCCTCGAAAGCTACACCGCCCGCTTGCTTACGCGCTTCGAGCCGGTCGAGCCGGTGCTTGGCTCCGGTCCAGTGGGTCGCTTCGTGGAACAGCACCGAGTAGTAATGCTCGGGCGTGTGGAACACCTCGAACGGTGGCATATGGATGGTGTCGGTAGCCGGGCGATAGAAGGCAGAGCCGCCGCCCGTCTCGAGTTGGATGGCATGGCTGCGATCCATCAGCCAACGGTCGAGCGCCTCGAGCCGCTGGTCAGCCGACAACATGGTCGGCACCGGAACCTCGGGTGCGCCTTCGACCTGGGCTTCGTTGAATACGTAGCTGCCCCGCAAGATTAGGCGATCGTCCTTGGCCGTCTCGCCTTTGATCACCTTGTAAAAGATGATCGGGGTGCCGCGTTCGCCTTTGCGCACCTGTGCGCCGAGCTCCTGCCATTGCTTGAAGGTGGCCCAGCGATTGCTGGCATAACCTTCGGTCCACAATGAAAGGACATTGACGCCACGGTAGCGCTTCTTGGTGACAGCATTAATTGGCAGGCCGCTGGTCATGCCATGCCAGCACGGACGCCACTGACCGGCAGTGTCTATGCTGGCCAATATGCGGTTGGTCATGGTTTCGTGAAGGTCACGCATGGCTCTCTCCAAGGAAAAGGGGGGCTCCGCCGGATCGACAGGAGGGGGAGGTGGCGAAGCCCCCAAGGTGGCGGCGCTGAGGGAGGGCGCGCCGCTAGATCCCGACTTGGGAAGGGTCGTTAGTCCCAGCCAGGAATGTCATCATCGAGCTTGTCGCCCGGCCAGTTGTTGCTGCCAGAGCTGGTGGCTCCAGCATTGTCAGCTCGTTCGCTCGAGAGGATCTCAAGCTTGGAGCCGAACGACATGGTGAGATCGAGCGAGGACTGCGGTGCGCCAGCATCGTTGGTAAAAGCACGGGCCGAGGGCTCACCTTCGACAAACAGCTTGCTGCCCTTGCGCACGTAGTCCTTGAGGAACTTGATCTTGTTCTCGTCGAACACGGTCACGTTCACCCAGGTCGTGATCTTCTCGCCCTTGACCTTCTTGTTGGAGGCAAGGGAAAACCGGCACAGGTTGGTGCCACGTTCAGTTGTCTTGAACTCAGGGTCTTTCCCGAGATTGCCGATCACCTGCATCGTCAGCATGGTTTATCTCCTTTTCGTCACTGGTGATGGTTGCCCCGCCCGTTTCGTAGATCTTCGGGGTGGTCCCCTATTAGGCTAGAGGGACGGGCGGAGCGGGTTGTCCTGCGGTCAGCCCGCCACAGGTTCGGGTTCCTTGGCCGGGGCAAGCGCCTGCTTGCGGGCGGCATAGTGCTGGCGTGCAGCGGCAACCTGAGCGGGGTGGCTCTTGGCCAGCGCATCGACAGTGGGGCGGTGCTTGGCCAGAGCCAGCTCGAGCATCTCGAGCGAGGTGGCTGCGTTGATCGACGCCTTGAAATCGTCGAGCGCTTCGATGTTGGCGACCCGGGCGCTGGCCGCAAACTCGGCACCGACCTGCTCGACATATTTGCTGTCGTCGAACTGGCCCATGTGCACGTCGGCACCTACGCCGACGAACTTGAAGGCGTTGTTGATGGCATCGGTGTATGCCTTCTTGAACGCCTCGTCGTCGTGGAACAGTTGGCCAGAGCTGCGCTTGGTGATCACCTTGTCACCGCCCACGCCGTAGAAGAACTGGCCGGGGTTGGTGTGCCAGCAGCGCACGTGGCAATAGACCAGCACCTCACCGTCCTGGCCGTGGACCAGGTGGAAGGTCGGCTCCTCCATGCCCCAGCCTTCACCGACCGGGCCGAACTGCTCGGTCAGGCGCTGGACAATCCAGATCGGCTTGAGGGCGGTGCCCTTGAAACCGCCAGCCCGGCTGAACCCTTTGGTGTGGGCGGGATCGGTCTTGCCCAGCGCGTCCCATAGGCGCGTGTTCGATTGCTTGGTCACTGTCTTGTCTCCTTGATGCGCCAGACCTTGGCCATGCGCCCGCTGTTGTTGGGGCGGCGCAGGCCGGTATCTTCGATTTGCTTGAGCTTCGAGAGCTCGGTGATGCGGGGCCGGATCGAGAGGATCGACAGGCCCAGCTGCTGCGCCACCTCATCTGGTGTGGCGGGCTGACGGGCGATGACCCGAAGGCACGCCGCACGAAGGCGAGGCGTGTTCGGGGCGATCGCCTCGGCAGCTGCTTTTGCCGTTTCGTATTCCTTGAAGCCCGGCTGATTGGGGTAATCGAACAGGTCCATGTCATCGGCCCTCTTGGCTAGGCCCAGTGCTGCCCACACAAACAGCAGCAACAGGCCGTAAAGCCCGGCGCACAGCCAGGCGGTCACGAGAAGCGGAGCGCGCCACGCTTGTCGCGCTTGATGGTGATGCCGCTGCCGGTGCACTCGCTGGCGTCGGCCGGCACCAGTTCCTTGAGGCCAGCCTTGGCCTGGTCGAACAGGCGCGCAGCCTCGGCGTGAGTGATGTAGTCTGCCGCGTGCACGGCCCACTGGTTGTTGCCAGTCATGTCGTAGGGACGCAGCCCGTCGATCTTGGTGGTGACACCGATGCGCTGCACCTCTGCGAGCTTGGCGGTCGGGGTGATTTCGGGCGGCACCTGGTTCTCGACGTGCCACCAGAAGCTACGCTCGATCTGCAGCAGCTCGTTGATGTAGTCCTCGTTGCGCGTCACCTCGCACCACTCGGGCTCGGTGTTGCCAGCAATGATCGAGAACAGGATGAACGGCGCGCCGGTCACGGCCATCGTATGCTGTAGCTGCGGCATATAATAGACCGCTTTGTCGCGCAGGTTCTGGCCGCTGCTGGTGTGCTTGGTCTCGACCGGCACGGATTTGGCGGTGTGCCAGCCGTCGAGGTGAGCGAACATGAAGGTGTGTTCGGCATGATAGTGCCGATGCGCCGGGCGCTCGAGGCGGCAGTCATACTTGCGCTCGAGCCAGTCGAGGTGGAACGCTTCGGTGTGGATGCCGAGCTGCACCCGGAACACGCCGGACAAATCTTCCGGCTCGGCTTCGCCCACTTTCTCAAGATAGAGGCGGTGCCAGTCACCGTCGATCAAGCGCTTGGCGTCCGATGAACCGATGCCTTCGCTGCGATTGGAACGGATGGTGTCGAGGGATGCCATGTGTCTCTCCTGTATGCAGCATCATACTGCATATGTGCAGTATCTCAAGCCAAAAAAAAGGATCAGCGCAGCGCAAGAAGTGCGCGCTCAGCATTGCGGCGCGCATTTCGCAGCGTCAGCTGAGCCGTGTTCATCACGGACTGTTCGTGCTTGCCTGCTTCTACAAAGTCGGCAGGCAAAGGGAGGCGCGGCCACTTGTGGGTTGTGACCAGCTCGTTGCGTGCTGCCCGGAATACGGGAGCAGGCATCCGGGCCAGCGCCATGATGTAAAGGTCAAGGCCAACGCCATCGGGCACGGGCGCCTGGAACAGAGCGGCCATAGCCTCGATGGTCTTGATGATCTCGGCTTTGCCTGCCGGACGCATGGCCTCCTCGATGGTAGCCAGGTCGTTATCCAGCGTCGAGATCACTTCCTGCAACAAGCTGGAGCCGTGGCCGATCAGCTGGTCGGTCGTCTTGTAATACTCCGTGGCGAGCCATCGCTTCGTTAATGCGCTGAGCATTGGTTCGACGGACGCCTTCAATGCGGGATATAGGACGGGAGCGCGCGGCGAACCGGGCAGCGTTGCGGATCCAGTTGCGCCAGCTGGCACGCCAGTCTGCTCGGCGCTCGGCTTTGCTAATCCAGTGATCACGGAACCGATCTGTTTCATGGGCAAGATCCTCAAGGGTGAGCAGCGGGTGGTGTTCAGCTGCCCAGGACAGCAGCCCCTCGTCAGCACACCAGTGCTCGGTCATGGCCGTCAGCTTGCTGCGTTCCGCCTTCTTAGGCTTCATTGACGGTTCACTTGATGGTTTGGGTGTCATGGTGACACCAGGAGAGAGCTCAATTTGAGCACTCTTTGATGTCATGGTGACACTAGGTAAAAGATAGCTGTTGCTGGTTGGGCCACGCCGGGTGCGCACAATCAGGCGCAGCTTTTCAAGCTGGGCCAGGGCACGGATGACGGACGAGCGGGACAGGCTGGTGCGCTGTTCGATCCGGGCGATGCTTGGCCAGCACAAGCCATGCTTGTCGGCATGGTCGGCCAACGCCAGCAGCACCAGCTTACACGAGGGGTTGGGCAGGCATTGCTCGAATGCCCACTCGATGGCAGCGATAGCCATGCGGTTCTCTCCTAGGGAATTGTATCCGCCCATTCTTTCACCTTGCCTGCCGGGATCTCGATGATGCGGATGGAATGCTGGGCCTCGACCAGCTTGCGCTTCAGCTTGTAGAGGTCCATCACCATGCCCTTCACATCTTCGACGTTATCGCGCAGGGTGCGGCCGAGCTCATCGACCACGGTATAGGCAAAGTCGGCAATGTAATTGCAGATGTGCACGTTGTTCAGGGCCACGGCATACTTGACCTGGCACCGTAGGTTTTCGATCCGGCCCTGCCTCTGCAGCTCGACCAACTGCAGATAGCGATCGGCCTCTGCCGAGCTGGCAAACCAGATGCCGTCGATGTGCTTGCCCTTGGCGTTATACTTGCCCTTCTTGGGGCCGGGCTTCTTGGCCCGGGCGATGATCCGCACACGTCCATGTTCGTCCGTAATCGAACGACCACGCCGGGAACGCTTCACAGCCGGGGCTGGTGCAGCGGCGGGAAGCGGGCTGGCGGGGGCGTCGGTCAATTTGCTTTCTCCTCATGGATCACCGTCAGTTTCACACCGAGTGCAGCGCACCAGCACATGAGAAAGAAAGCACCAGGCAGACGAGCTGCGGTTTCCCACTTGGCAACCAGCCCGTCAGATACACCCAGCTTGTAGTCGAGCTGCGCCTGGCTCCAACCCAGCGCCTTGCGCCGATGAACCAGCGCCTCGATCAAGCTCGAGTAATAGCTGCGCTCCTCATTGGACAGCTGCCTGCTCACAAGCGATGGCCGCTGTGCCGTTTCGTGCATCATGCCCATTCCCATTTCGTTTGATCTGGTTGCGAAGATAGGATGCCACCTTGATTGCGGTCTCGAACCGGAGCTCCGCTCCGTTCAGGGTCCGGTAGTAGGTGGACGAAGGCACGCCTGCCGCAATGAACGCATGAAGCAGCGAGATCCGGGCTTGAATAGCGAGCGCATCGAGCTGCTCGAGGTAAGAAACAAGGCGGACAGGGGCAGTAATCGTGCTCATGGCGGCACGAATAATGCACGAATGCAGCACAGGCAAGCGTCTATGCAATTAGCCTAGGGACAAATACCTATTGCATTGAAAATAAACGCTGCGCATATGCAGTTGTATCCAGCAGACAAGGAGAGACGTCATGCGGGATTATGGGGAATGGGCACGCAACTCGGTGCGTGTGTGGATGCGTAACGTAATGGCTGATAAGGGATGGTCAGCAAATGAGTGGACCAATCTTGCAGGCACCAGTGCAACGAACATCACCAGGATGTTGTCACCTACCAACAAGACTGTCCCATCCATAGATACCATAGCTAAGTTAGCAATGGTGGCGGGCAGTCAGCCCGCACTCTGCACGGCAGAAGCAGCGCAGCAGGCGGCTGCCTTCAACGCTAACTTCTGCCCGCAGTGCGGTTATGATTTGCGACTGGTGGCTAAGCCGCCGCAGCCGAACGATCAGACGCCTCGAGCTGGCTCCGCAGTTCGTCGGCGCTAGCCTGGGTATAGGTGATCGGCAGAACGTCGAAGCCCTGCGCAACCTTGCCGTCGGTTGCATAGACTGGGCCGTTTTCAAAGCGGTCATCCCAGACAGTGGTATACTGCGTGAGCTGGGTCAGCGTCCGAGCAAACTCGAAGTTCTCCGGCGTGGCATCGAGCAGCAGATAACGATAGCCGATCGGCACCTTGATCATCAGGGTTGGGACAGTCAGAGGCATGGGGTATTCTCCCTCAGAAACGGCGTGACAATTGCTGCACCTTTGCGCTGATCACGCTCAGCTCTGCGCAAAGGGAATGGGCGGTGTCCAAGCTGCGGCCACGCAGTCCAGCACTGCATAAGCGCAGCACTAATTGCTGTGCATCAGCTTGGCAAGTGGCGATTGCATCGCTCATCGAGATGATTTCGTTGGCGATTTCCAGTTCGGCGGCGGCGATCAAGTCATCGGCATCGTAAGCCAGGGCCAGGTGTGCCATTGGTTTTCCTTTCAGCGTGGGCTGCTCAGCGCAGCGACAAGAAGTGCGCCGATCACGGCAAGTGCGGCGCACATCGCAGTCGCCAGCAGCAGCCGGATCATTTCATTTCGTCGCTGCCTGAGCTTGATGGCCCGGCGCTTGGCGCGCTCGGCCATGATTTCCTCGAAGCGATAGGAACGGATCTCAGTCATTTCATTGACCTCGATTTCATTTCATTGGGCGCAGCCGATCAGCGCTGGGTGCCCAGCGTGAAAGGCCCGCCGCATGGCGGCGTTGTGTGCGAGCCTGGTCCCGGCCTTGGTTCTGGCTGAGAGCCAGACAAAAAAGGGGAAGGGGCCTGGCCGTCAGGCCAAGCCCCGTTCCCCTTTGTCGCCCAGCCTAGCGGCTCAGGCGAGCCATGCGCTCAGCGTGCGCATCGTGCACCTTCGGTGCGGCGAGACGCTGTGCCCGCGCCTTCTGGCGCTGCGCCGCCTCGCGCATCGCCTTCGTCTCGAACTCCTCACCGATCGTCTCGGCATAGGCGTCCTGCGCCGCAGTGAAGGCGATGGTCAGCAGTGCCCGCTGGTATTCGTAGTTCTCGACCCAGCGCTGTGCCGTCTCGACATCATGCTCGGTCGCCCGACCATCGCGTTCAGCCATGCGGCGCTGACGCAGCTGCGCCTGCGCCTGGGCGACACGCTGCGCATTGTAGTCGAGCATCAGCTCGAGACGTTGGCAGACGGTGCCGGTCAGGAACGTCTGCAAGGACCGCAGCGCGTTGACCATCTCGAGCTCGCCGGTGTCCTCGGCACCAGCAGGCAGGTCGACGTTGACCGGGTATAGTTTGCCGTTGTCAGCGCGGCGGCGCAGTTCCATTTCGGTAAACACTGAGGCCAGCCCGTCGACTGCCTGCGTGATGCCGGCGGTGATGCTCTCGACGGTGGGCGCTGCGGTTATGTCAGCGTGTGCCTCGGCAGCGCGAACGGCGCTGTTCACAGCGAGTTCGCCCGGCAGCTCGGCGGCAATGGTTTCGATGGCGGTGGTGTTGTTGCGCTTCGTCATGATCTGTCTCTCTTTTCTATCAAGTGGTGGTGATGTGAGGCGTCCGTCGCCTCGCCTGCCGGGGTGACGACGCCTTACAGCGCCGCCACCTCTCTCTTTTCTCAATGAACCTTCTCGATCTTGCTCCCGCACATCGGGCAGCAGAGCTTCGCAGCACCCTGCTCTATTTCGGTCAGCACGAACTCTTCGTCCTGCATCAGATCGAAGTGGTAGTCCTCGATCTCGTTCCAGTGCGTCCGCAGGGTGCCGTTCAGCTCTGCGAAGGCGGCTTCGATCTCGGCGGTCAGGATTGTCATGATCGTTCTCCTATTCAGCGCTACCAAGCTCGTCCCGGTAACGCAGCCGCCACTCACACTGCGGACAGCGAGGCGGTCACCGAAGGCCGAAACGAAGTGGAGGAGCCCGTTAACCGTCACCACGGTTGGCGGGCTTGACTGCCGACGCCCGAAGGGACCGGCCCATCGTGTGCGCCGCGTCTGCAAGAGCTGCGATCCACGCTCCCAGGACATAGCAAGCGCAAAGAGGGGCCGGTCTGCCGCAGTGTATTGGCGGCCCGAAGGGGTTACAGGGGACAGAGCTTTGGTGTGTGTGGTGTCCCCTCGCGCAGCGCGGGCGCCAGCCTGGCGGCGGTTAACAGCCGGGCCCGTCCGAGGTAAGGAGGACACAAGAGATCAATCCGCTGTCGGCCAACAGGCCCGGCCCGCCGCCATGCCAGCACGCGCGAGCATTCGATCACGCGCGCGGTAGCGCGTCCTTTCAAGGACTTGCAACCAGTCCATTGACGCGCATTCCCGTTACCGGCTTCCTCGCGCGCGCGCTCTCTAGCTAACTCACTCTTAGGATCATCATGCTCCCAACCATCACCACCGCCAGCCCCGATAGCGGCAAGCAGCTAACCCCCATGCAAGCCGCTTTCGTCGAGGCTTTTGTCAGTAACGGCGGACAGAAAGAAGCCGCCGCTATCGAAGCTGGCTATTCCCCAGCTACCGCACGCTCCCAAGCCTATGAACTCCTTAGCAAACCTCACGTGATCCAAGCCGTCATGAGCCGGACCATGCAGGAACTGGTCATGCAGTCACCGGCTGCAGTCCAACGATTACATGATCTTCTCTCAGCCAAATCTGAGTATGTCCGGCTCCAGGCGGCACAGGATCTGTTGAACCGGACAGGGATGAAGGTTCCCGACCGTGTAGATCACCGTGTTACTGGAGATGTTAGTGTGCACATCGACCTGAGTTAGGGGAGGGGGGCTAAAAAACAGTCTGCTGGTGTTGCGAGGGGTCCAACTCACGGATTTTTTCCCCCAAAGGTCCGCAGTATTAGAGACGTAACACGGTTAGTTTTTGGTGAGAGGAAGGTTTGATGGGTTTGTCGTCGATGATGAAGTGGGAGGATCGTCAGCGGTTGCGGGCGATTGTTCGGCGGGTTCATTTGCGGTGGATGCCGGAGAGTTTGTTGACGGATTATGAGTGCGACAAGTTGATTGATAGCTTCTCGGAGGAGGTGATCGAGGCGAACTTGAAGGCTGGCCGGGAGGTTGGGTTGGTGCAGTGACCTGTCCATTGTGTGGATTGGGTTGATTGGGGATGAGGGCTTCGTTTTGTAGATGGAGGCCCTTTCATGGCTGGATCGGTGATGATGGATGTGGCGGCCGTTCCTGGGAACGCTGCTGCGGTGACGCCGAGCGATAGCACGGTTCTTGATTGTGTTGGCCTCTATGTGGGCGGGACTGGCAATGTTGTGGTTGAGACGCAGCAGGGTCAGTTGGTGACGTTTGCGTCTGTTCCTGGTGGCAGTTGGATTTGGCTCCAGATTGCTCGGGTGCGGGCTGCGACGAGCGCGACCAGCATTGTGGCTCTCTGGTGAGCCGGAACGCGTTTCAGACTGTTCGGCGCACGACGCGCACTGGCGGGTTTTCTCCTGCTGGCACTGCGACGTTGATCCTTGATTTTGTGCCGAGCGATCCGGCCACGGATTTTTCGTTACGCCTGGATTTTTTGGGCCAGGCTTACGTGGTCCACACTGACGACCCGGTTCAGGCGGGTGCCTATATCAACCTCCAGGTTTGGAAATAGACCATGCCTCTTGTCCCCCAGAGTTTCAGCCAGCTCATCGACTTCACCCGCACCTCTGCGGCGACCTTCGTGAACTCTTCGGGCAACATCGCCTCGACGCCCCAGAGCCGGAACTTGCTGACGTTTACGCAGGAGTTTGCGAACGCTTATTGGTCCAAAACGCGCTCGACGATCACGGCCAACACCACGACTGCCCCTGATGGGACGAGCACGGCGGATACTCTTAACGAGGACTCCACCGCATCCTCGACGCATCCGGTTTCGGTGGCAGTCACGCTTGCCGCAGCCGCTCACACTCTTTCGCTCTACGTTAAGGCGTCTGGTCGCTCATGGGTTCAGCTTAACCTTTTGAGCACAGCAAACGCTTTTGCAAACTTTAATGTCGCAACTGGCGCATTGGGGACGGTTGGGTCAGCGGCGACCGCAACGATCACCTCTGTCGGGAATGGCTGGTATCGTTGCACGATGACTGCGACGACCGGCGCTGGCGCGAACACAGTGGCGATTTATCCGACCAGTGCGGACAACACCGTTTCCTTTACCGGCACCGGCATTGCCAGCCTGTTCATCTGGGGCGCACAACTCGAACAAGCCTCCTCTGCGACCGACTACACTCGCAACGTGGGCGGCGTGTTCCCGCCGCGCTTTGACTACGACCCGGTGACGCTGGCCCCGCGCGGCCTGCTGATCGAGGAGCAGCGGGTGAACTTGGCGCTTCAGAGTGAGGCGTTTGATACCGGGGCTAATTGGCCCCCCATCAACATCTCAGTGACCGCGAACGCAAGCACGTCACCTAGTGGGGCTGTCAACGCCGATAGGGCGGTAATCGTTGCTAATTCGCTGTATACCTACCTACGACAGATCATCACGGTCACGGCAAGCACGACCTATACGTTCACCTTCTGGATGAACACGACCACCTCGGCAGCGGGTAACACAATCCGCATTTTTAACATAACTGGCGGCACGGACATCGTGGCGGGTCAGGCGTGCGTCTATTCCGGGGGTTGGGTCCGTCAGGTCTGCACCTTTACGACCCCCGTAGGCTGCACCTCTATCGCCGTTTACCCTGTCTCGCTTAACGCTGGCGGCTCAAGCGCGGGGACTTATTTAGACATCTGGGGTGCACAGCTCGAAGCAGGCAGCTTCGCCACCTCCTACATCCCCACGGTCGCCAGCCAAGTGACGCGCGCGGCTGACGTTGCTGCGATCACGGGGCCGAACTTCACGCCTTGGTACAACCAGAGCGCGGGGACGTTTGTGGTGGAGGGCAGCGTATATTCAACTGGCCTTAGCGGAAACCGCAAAACCCTGACTGCTGCAACTGAAGGCAACTTTAACAACTCAGCTCGCACTGCGGTTGAGGGTAGTTCTTCTGGCGGTGGCGCTGTCACCGTCGGCGGAGTTTCGCAAGCGGCTTTCACCACCGCTGGCGTTTCTGCAAACACGCCCTTCAAACTTGCGCTGGCTATGCAAACCAATGACTTCGCGTTTTCTCTAAATGGCGCGACAGCACTGACAGACGCCAGCGGCACAATGGTTTCGACCTCGATAATGCTAAATATTGGCAACGGACCGCAAAACTCAAGCGGGTCTACCAACACGGCGGGGGACTTCCTCAACGGCCACATCCGCTCAATCCGTTTCTACCCATCGCGCTTGAGCAATGCTCAAATCCAAGCCCTGACGGCCTAAGGAGATAAATCGTGGACCTCTATCTCAAGGCACCGACTGAAGCCGACATGAACGCGGCGCTGATCGCGGCAGGGCTGGCTTACGAGCAGACCTTCACGGTGCAGA